AAGCCCGTCTATCTGCCGGCGGCGCAGGACGACTTTCTGAAGCGCCGACTGTCGGCGGCAAAGCATCCCCTCAAGGATTGGACCTTCGCCGACGCCGCGATCTGGTGGCAGCTGGTGGACGATAACAACAATGGCGAGAGAGTGGCACTGGTATCCGACCAACTGGCCGAGATCTCTACGATCCTGGCGGGTCGGCGGTGTGTGCTGAGCGATGGGCATGAGGTAGGTGCAGAAGAGGTCGCGGAGTTGATCGAACTGGACGCGGCCTTACGTCAGCGGTTCGCGTCTCATCTCAAACTACTGGCCAACAGAAATGGAAAGCCGAAGGAGCAACCATGAAGACAAAACAAATTACCGCGTGCGGCGGCGTTGTGCTGACTGGACTTATGATGTTCGGCTGTTGCGGCGGCGGCATATTCGTCCTATCGCGGGCAGACCTGAGCAGGCCCAAGGCGACCACCGCGGACAAACCTGAGGCAGACTCGCCACCGCCGACGCTTCACGAGGTCGTCATCGACCTGCAAAATCGCGGCGTCTTCGGTGTCATCAATCATGATCCGGCCAGCCTGAGGGCCAACGTCAAAGTCGGCCCGGCGTTTTACGCGATGGATCTCGACGAAAGAACATGGGCGATTACCGCTCTGCACTATGACATCTTCCACCTGCCCACTGACCAGGCGCTCCGCTTCAACGACGAACGCGTAACGTACATCTGCTACCAGGACGGCGTTCTGATCGCTGCCATTGGTGGTCACGGGGGCGGCATCGCGTGGAATCAGACGCCAGCAATGACGAAGCCCTGATCGAGGCAAGGCGGGGCAAGGCGGGGCGTGGCTGGGCGAGGCAAGGCGCGGCGTGGCCAGGCATGGCAGGGCAGGGCAGGGCACGGCGCGGCAGGGCAAGGCTCGCATTGCAGGCGCGTCAGACGTGAGTCTGGCGTGCCTGCTCTGCCAGTTTGGCGGCTGCCATTATGGCATCTGCCAGTTTGGCGTCTGCCAGTTTGGCGGGTCCTCCCTCTGCTCGCGCGCGGCCGATGCTCCCACGGGAACAACCACATTTTCTGACAGACTTTCTTTATAAGGTTGGTGATGTATGCCTTTCGACTTCAACGCGGAGCCACTGCGGATAAGCGGTCAGTGGCCGGAAACCCCGTTCGGGCTTGAGGTTTCGATCTACGGCTACTGCCAGATGGCTTGCTCCTACTGCTTCGCCAATCGCAACCGCGACGCGAACGACCGGACGCTCAACCCGAAGAATTCGACGGCCGCGTTGTTCCGCAAGATCGACCGGGCGACGGCCGACCCGCTCGATCCGATAGGGTTTTTCCTGAGGGAAAAGTACCCCATTTGTTTCAGCAACACGACCGACCCGTTTCAACGGGAGGAGAAAACCTACCGGGCATCCGAGACGTTCCTCGGCTGGGCGAAGTCGGCGGGGATGCCGTTGTACATCCAGACGCGTGGCGGCGTGCTGCTGGAGGAGTGGGAACGCTACAAGCCGCTACTCGTTCCCGGCAAGGATGTGGTGTACCTGTCGATATGCCAGTTGGACGACTCGATCAGGCGGAGACAGGAACCGGGCGCCACGTCGATCGAGGGGCGGTTCGACCTGGCGCGGCGGCTGTCGGATCGCGGCATCCCGGTCATCGCGGCCTGCAACCCCTACGTCAAGGAATGGGTACCGGACGCGGATGAATACTGCCGGCGATGCGCTGAGGCTGGTGTGCGGTCGATCTGGCTGGAGTTCCTTCACTTCACCGAGGCCCAGGCCGCAGAGCTAGCGAAACCGTATCAGGATTTGCCGGACAAAGCGAACGTGGCCGGCGTGTTCCGGCCGCCGGAGTTGCGGCGGTGGATGGAGGCTTGCGAGTTTCATGGCCTTGAGTTTTTCCCGAATCCGATATGGGACGCCTACCTCGGCGGGGTGTCGAAGTACGCCGAGGGGGCCGATCCCGCCTGGCTGGGCGGCCGGTGGTTCGACCTGGCCTTTCGCTTCCTCCAGGAAGTCCGGTCGCGGAGCGGCGGTCGCAAGGTGATGTTCGGCTGGAAACAGATCGAGGCGTTCGCGCGAGCGGAAGGCGTGCCGAACCCGACGCTCAAAACGTCGCCCTTTTGGTACCCGTTCAACTCGCGGGTGACTGCGGACAGAGCCTCGTGGAACGCTCGGCTGGGCAAGACGGCGCCGCTGTACGAGGTGCTGCGATACTTTTGGAACAACCCGCACGAGAACCCGCAGTTCATTTGGTACGATCCCAAGATCAGGCTGGTGACTGTGCCTGGCGATCCGAGTGCGGCGGCGGCCGATGACGACATGGACATCGGGGCGGTGTACGACCCGGACGCGAAACCTGGCGTTCGCTCCACGATTGGATATGATGCCATTGGTGAGGTGTTGCGTTTCTAACCGGAGGGTCGAACAATGGTAAGCCTCGGTATGGCCCGTAGTGGTGGTGGCGTCGGCGGTGCGGCTGCGGCCGGTAACAAGGTTGGCGGCAAAGGCTTCCGCTTCCACTGAGATGCCCATGAAAGTCAACCCGGTACAGCTTCTCCGCGTGGAGAAGCTGTACCACAATTCCGATAACCCCAAGAAACCGCTCGGCTTGCGTTATAAGCGCGGCCTCCGCGCGGGGCTGGAAGAGTTCGGCTTTGCCGGCGTTCTCGTCGTTGCAGCCGACGGCGACGGAAGGTACGAAGTCCTGGACGGCAACACGCGGCTCGAAGAGCTGGAGCGTGAAGGCGTCGAGGAAATCCCTTGCGTCGTGCTGACTGGCCTGAGCCGCGAAGATCGGCAGACGTTCATCCTGACGCACGATCGCAACCGCAAGGTGTTTGATGAGGATGTGGTTCTCACGCAGCTTCAAGGGCTTGCCGATAGGGGCAAGGACTTGCGCAAGTTGAGCATCCTGGTCAGCAAAGAGAACTTGGCGAGGCTGCTTCAGGAGAAAGCGGCCGGCGGCCTGAAGGTGCCGCCCGGCACGACGCCAGGTGCCGCGTTGCCGGCTATGGCCTCGCTGGTCTTGTACGGCCCCGCGGACGAAATCAAGGCCATTAGCGAGTTGTTGAAACAGGTCAAGGGCAAGCTGACTTTTCTGGAGAAGGGCCGCAAGACTCTCGGGCAAGCCGTCGCCTTCCTCGACTGGTCGGACGAGAAGCTGCTGGCGTGCCTGCTGGCGGCTATCGCACACTTCGGAGGGACGGAGTAAGTGCGATCCTATAACGAGATAGTAGAGCTATTACTATCGGACCCAGGCCAGCTGACTCCGGCTGAAATCAAGTTCGTTCGCGCCGAAGAGAATCGCCGGGAAAAGGCGGCCTCCTCCACGCCGGACGGCTACAAAGCTCACAAGGCACGCACCGCCGCGCGGCAGGCGGAGAAATCCCTGGCCGGCCGCGACTGCGCCCCCGAGGAACAGCTCGAGATTGGCAACGTCCGGCGCCGGACGCGCTGCCGCAAGTCGCTCCGCCTGTTCTGTACGACGTACAACCCGGAAGCCTTTACACTGGCATGGTCGGCGGACCATCTGAAGGTTATCGCGCGGCTGGAGGAGGCGGCCCGCTACGGGGCGCTCTATGCGTTCGCCATGCCGCGTGGGAGCGGCAAGACGACGATAGTGCGCATGGCGGCTCTGTGGGCAATCAGCTACGCGCTGTGCCGGTACGTCTACGTCATCGGCTCCAACGCGGCGAAGGCGCAAGACTCGCTCGCGGCCCTGCGGACGTTCATTCGATTTCTACCGCTCTACCATGAGGATTTCCCGGAAATCACCCACTGTGTACACGCCCTGGGGGGCATCGCTAACCGGGCGTCGGGGCAGCTGTTCAATGGCCAACCCACCCTCATCGAATGGAGCCAAGACCGCATCGTCCTCCCAACGATGCCGACGCCTGAGGGCTGGGTGAAAAGCTGGCCGAAGCGGGCGGACGGGATGGCGCCTACCAGCGGCTCCGTGGTTTCCGCCTCGGGTTTAACGGGTGACGGCATCCGCGGGTCGCTCTTGACGCTCAACACGGGCGAGTCGATCCGGCCGGACCTGGTGCTGCTCGATGATCCTCAGACTTCGGAGAGCTCAAGATCGCCGTCCCAAAATGAGACGCGCGAGCAGCTGGTGAGCGCGGACGTTTTGGGCATGGCCGGCCCGGGCAAGTCAATCAGCGCCGTGATGCCCTGCACGGTAATCAGTCGCGGCGACTTCATTGACCACATCTTGGACAGGTCGCAGCATCCCCTTTGGCGCGGCGAGCGGACGGCCCTGCTGCCGTCGATGCCGAATAACATGGGACTGTGGGACGAGTATTTCGACCTGTACCGGCTGTGCGCGCAGCGCGAGCCGCCGGACTACGCCGAATCGAACGCCTTCTATCAGGGGCGGCGGGCTGAGTTGGACGACGGCGCCGTGGCAAGCTGGCCGGCACGGAAGCTAACGTGGGAGGTGTCGGCCGTCCAGCACGCGATGCACATTTATTGCCGCGACCCCAAGGCGTTCGCATCGGAGTACCAGAATAATCCGCTGGACCTCAGCCTCGACGCGAAGGAGATGACGGCGGCGGAGATCGCGGCGAAAGTGAACGGCTTGCCGCGCCGCATGGTGCCGTTGTGGGCGACGCGCGTGACCGCGGGCGTGGACGTGCAGGGCGATCTCCTGTATTGGGTTGTGGCGGCATGGTCGGACGATTTCACTGGCCACGTCATCGCCTACGATGCGTACCCGAAACAGCAGCGGGCGTACTTCAGCCTGCGCGACGCCAACCCGACCCTGGCGGACGCGACGGGCCAACCGGGATTGGAGGCTCGGATATTCGCCGGCCTTGGGCTGTTGGCCGGGGAGCTGCTAGGGCAGGAGTTGGAGCGGGAGGACGGGCACAAGCTGAAGATCGAAAGGCTGCTGGTCGATTCCAACTGGCAAACCGACGTGATAAAGCAGTGGGCGCGTCAGAGCGGTTTCGGTCAGGTGTTGCCCTGCCACGGTCGGTTCTTCGGCGTGGGGGCCACGCCGATAGACGAGTGGAAGCGGACGCCTGGCGAGCGGCGCGGCCCGAGTTGGCGACTGGCGAAACATCTGGTCTTCGACAGCAATAGATGGAAAAGTTTCTCGATGGCGAGGTGGGGAACGCCGCAGCCGGAGCGGGGCTGCCTGACTCTGTACGGCGTGCCGGGCACGAATCACCAACTATTCGCGGAGCATCAGGTCAGCGAGTCCCGTACCATTGCGGAGATCGAGGGCAGGGCTGGCGCCGTCGAGGTCTGGAAACAGAAACTGAATCACGAGAATCACTTCCTCGACGCCTTAATCCTGGCGACAGTCGGCGCATCCGTGCAAGGCTCTAAGCTGGCCGAAGCGCACCAATCTCCGGCCAAGAAGGTCGGGCAAGTATCGTACAAGGCGATGCAAGATGCCGCCCGCGCGCGGCGGTAATCGTTGTCACTTTTGTATACTTAGCCAAAAATCCCCCGTCTCAAATGTATGGTAATGTCTAGTTGCGCCTTGACGACGCACGCTCCTTGTCGTAACAATGGCGACATTGGAGTATCCAGCATGGAAAATATCTCCGGTCAAATGGTGGGCAACGCCACGTCGCTCGCTGCAGGTGCGCCGGGGGGCGCACCTGGAGCGGCTGACGGCGTTCAGATGTCGCCGATCGTCGCACCTTCGCGCAAAAGGGAGGATGACAGGCGCTTTAGGGGCAATCGGAATCGCGTCATGATGGCAGCCCCCGCCGCGGACATCTCGGCAACCATCGTCACGAACGCCACGTCGCCCGCTACGGCTACGGCTGACGGCGTGATGATGGCGCAAGTGCCGATCCCAAACCAAATTCAAGCAGACCGCTACGGCAAGGCGGTGTCGGCGATGCACCAGCGGCGCAGGGGGATGATGTTCTCGAAGATCATTCCGGCCGGCGCGATGAGCGATTCGCAGGGGACCGGCTTCGGCGGCCTGGACGGCTTCGGTTATCCCGGAGGAGTCTGGTAGTGTTCGATTGGGTGCGGAAACTGATTGCTCCCGCGCCGGTCAAGCCGGCGTCCGCGCACGCGCAGCCTCGCATCCAGCCTCGCATCCAGGCTCGGTATGATAATGCGCAGACAACCGATGAAAACCAAAGAAATTGGTTTTCTGCGGACTGGTTGAGCGCGAAGAGCGCTAACAACTTTCAAGTTCGCCGACAATTGCGGATAAGAAGCAGGTACGAAGTCTCAAATAATCCCTATTTATTTGGCGTGGCGAACGGCAACGCTGACGACCTGGTTAGTACGGGGCCGACGCTCAAATGCGACGGAGCCGGAGCCGGGCGCATCGAATCAGCCTGGCGTGAGTGGGCTTCGGCCGTGGACCTGGTGGAGAAAATCCGCACTGTCAAGCTCGCAAAGACGGTGGACGGCGAGGGCTTTTTGATCCTCAAAACCGTGCCCGACCTGGATACGGCCGTGCAGCTCTACCCGGTGGACGTGGAGGCCGATCAGATCACGACCCCGGCGCCGAAGAACCTCACTGAGCTATGGGTGGATGGTTTGATCCTGCACCCGATCACCGGCCGGCCGACAGGCTACGACGTGCTGAAGACGCACCCCGGCGACTACTTTTTCCCGACCCTCAACCCACTGCAATTCGACCGAATCAAGGCGAGGTTCGTGGTTCATTGGTTCGCAAAGTTTCGGCCGGGTCAGGTACGCGGCGTGCCGATTTTCACCTCGGCGTTGGACCTGTTCGGTGAACTGCGTGCTTATCGGAAAGCGATCTTGCAAAAGGCGCAGATCGCGGCCAACCTGACGGCCGTGCTGGAAACCGAGATGCCGCCGGACGGCGACGGCACGGCGACGCCGACCCCGTTTGACACGCTGGCGATTGACCGCGGCGTGCTGACTACGCTTCCGACCGGGTCGAAGCTGCACCAGTACGGGAGCGGCGAGCCCGGCGCGACGTACCAGGAGTTTTCGGAGCAGTGCCTCGGCGAGGCTTGTAGGCCGTTGTCCTATCCCCTGAATCTTGCCCTTGGGACATCTCAAAAGTTCAATTTCTCGTCGGCCCGCCTGGACCATATCAACTATCGCAACGGCCTGACCGTGGAGCGCGACCAGTGCGGGACGGTGGTGATGGATCGGCTGTTCGCAGCCTGGCTGGACGAGGCGGTGATGATAGAGGGACTCTTGCCGCCCGGGGTGAACTCGATCACCGACGTAAAGCACGAATGGCACTGGCCGGGCTTCGCGCCGCTGGACCCCGTGGCCGACTCGACCGCCGATCATGCGCGGCTGGCGAACGGCACGCTAACTTGGCAGGAGTTCTGGGCCAGCCGCGGCTATGACTGGCGAGTGGTCATGGCGCAGCAGGCCGCGGAGAAAGACGAAATCGAAAAGCTGGGCCTGGTGTTTGGCGACCCCCTCAAGAAGTCGGACACGATCACCGAGGACGCGGGCGACGCGCCAGCCGGTGCTAAGAAGGAGCCTGCCAATGCCAAGTAAAAAATGGAGAGGGCCGAAACCCACGATTCGGGCGGCCAAGCCAGCCGAGGCCAATCCGCCCGGCGAAGTGCGAATCTTCGGTGAGGCGGCCTGCACGATTACGGCCGCCGAGGGCGAAGCCAAACTGGCTACGTTCCGGGGAATCGTCTACACGGGCGCGGTGATGAAACCGGGCGGCTGGTATGGCGATGTAATCATCGACTTGACCGGGATCATCAAACCGGAGCAGATTCAACCGGCCCTTCAGCAGCACGACATGGAGAAGGTTGTTGGGCACACGACGAAGGTGATGGTCACGAAGGCCGGGGTCGAGATCGAGGGCGTCTTTTCTGGCCAGCAAGAACGGGTCGATGCAGTGCTTGGCCCGGCGCTCAAAGGCTTCCCCTGGCAGCTAAGCGTCGGGGCTGATCCGATCAGGACTGAGCATCTTGAGGCCGGCGAAAAGGCCGTAGTGAACGGCCGAGAAGTGACCGGCCCGTTGACTATTTGCCGCCAAACGCGGCTGGGCGAGAATTCTTTTGTACCACTTGGGGCCGACAGGGATACTAGCGTATCAGTGGCGGCGCAGAAGGGGCAGACCATGAATCCTTGGAAAGAAGCGCTGAAGGAAGAGTGTGCCGTTCTGCGGGCCGCTGGCAAAAAGTGCCACACGGACGCCGAGATCGACAACATGAGCGCGGACGAAGCCCGCGGCACCATGAAGAAGTACATGAAGGAGGCCCGCGCCGCCGACGGTGACGACAAGGAGGACGATGACGACGAGGACGACAAGAAGAAAAAGAAGGACGCCAAGGCCGCCAGCGCGGCGAGCTTGAAGGCCGCCGCTGACGGTGTGATGGCGGACCTACGGCGCGACGCCGCCGCTGAACACGTCCGCCAGAGCGCCATCAGCGCGGCTGTGAAAAAGTACGGCGTCGATCAGATCGAGATTGATGGGGCCGACGGCAAGAAGGTCAAAGTCAACTTGACGGCGCACGCCATTGAGCTGAGCTGGACGCCGGAGAAGGCGGAGTTGACGGCTCTCCGCGCCGCCCGCCCCGGCGCCGGCGTCGGCGTCCCCGGTGGCCTCGGCTACAGCACCTCGACGCCTCAAGTGAGCGGGGAAGTTCTGGAGGCGGCCTTGTTACACGCCGCCCGGCACCAGTTCCGGCTCGACGACGACGACTTCTACACGCAGCCGACTCCGGACGGCACGGGGACGATTCGCCGCGTGCCGATGCGCCTGCAGAAAGAGGTGCAGGGCGAGTTGAAGGCACGCTACACCGATCAGGTGCAGCAGACCGCGCACACCCTTTTCAAGGGTCGGAT